TAGGACACCATGCAAAAGCACCAACTAATGAGGACTTACTAACCTTTAGAATAGGTTTACTTGGGTCATCATAATTTTCGGGTTGCCAATCATAAGTATATTCTTGCATTGATTTTATTCTTGCTTCATATTTTTCATCTGTATTCATTTTTTGCCACTTCCTTTACAATGTAATCACATTTTATACAAGTTAATAGTGATGGGTATTTTTCTCTTCCTTTATAACAAGGTCTTATATTTTCTTCTTTGCAACCGTCTTTACATTTCAAAACCATTCCTCCAAACTTGTTTGTATTTTTCCTGTTCTAATTGCTGAAATATCCCAACTCATAGCCTTATAGATAGGCTCTGCTTTTTTAACTACTTGTTCTGCATAATGTTTATAGTCAGGAACACAGTTTTCAAAATCAACATAAGTTGTACCTGCCATATATTCTATCCTTCTTTTTTCTTTAGTCAAAGGATTTATGTAATGATTATGATTAATAACCTTTAAATATAAATAAGAATCATCAAAAGTAGCATTACTGTTTTGCCATGCAGAAATAACTCCCGCTATTCCCGAACCAATAGAAGGTCTTTTGCCTTCTATTGTAGTGAAATTAGATACTGAATTACCACATTTATGTATTCCATCCCTGCCTTCTCCTTGCCCACAAACTCTAATATCATTCAAGTCCTTTAAGTGATATTTTCTTTTACATTCAGGGCATTTAACTGTGAATCTTTTCTTTCTAAGACGACTTCTTTTAATAATTACTGAATTATCTATATCTCCATTTAATACTGTTTTATAAGATTCAGTTAAATATTTATTTATTTCTGTCAGGGGCTTTTGTTCCACCCACATTTTAAGAGCAGTAGTTTGAATATCCTTTGATAGTTTAGTTTCACTAACTCTTTTAGCAGTAAATCCGGTCATTGTAAACTTAGGTTTATCTAATAATTTACCATCCTCCCAAGATACTAGACCAGCATTTCTATTTCTTACTGTTCCTACTCCTAAAGCAGAAAAATACTTTTCAAACTCTAATTGAACAGGGTGTTCTTTTAATCCCATAACATTAGGAAAGTGTTCCCTAACAGATGCTTCTATTTCTTTAATAGCAATTTCAGCAGTTTCCACTGAATCTATTTGAACATAGATTGAATCTGTATGGCCGTAAACTACTTTCATTCTAATCCCTTCAATTTAGCAAGTATTCTTTTCTCTATCTTTTGAGAAATGGTTTCATGGTTAATCATCCAAGCGTCAATCTCATTGATTCTAAGAGTATCTATTACATCACTTTCTAAAGCATATTCGGATTCTAATTTCCATATTCGCCCTAAAATATCTTCTTGATGACCTACTAGCCGGTTAATTCTATCCACTAATGCTTCGTTTTCCATTGTTAGTCTTTCAACTGCTTTATTTAATTTTTCTATTTCATATTGATTCATACTATCACCGTCACTATTGTTATAATGGTTGCTATGTTTACGATATTTACCATCATTAATATCTTATTACTCTTTGCTATCATAGCCAGCAATTCTTCTAATAACTCATTCGTCTTGTCCATCATCATATTAAACACCTAAAGTTTAGATTTGAAGCCTCTATGTATTTCTTCTTCATCTTGATTTACTCCTTGTTCAATATCCTCATATTCTAGCATTTTTCCATTATCATTAATACCTTGTTCAATATCAACAATAATAGCATGACGCTTTAAATTATTCATCATTTGAAATATTTCCTTTACTTCTTGTAAAGTTACATTCCATGTTTCTTCTGTATCATACGATACTTTAACTGTTACATATTTTGTCATCATTTTATTCTCTCCTTTTATATAATTGTACTCCATTTTCTTTACCTACTACTATACAGTGTCTAGTTAACCATTGACCTATTGAAGTATTTACTTCTGCATAAGCAGTACCATGTTTTTCAACAATTCTATGCTTTAATTGTTCTGCGGTAAAAGTTTTAGGCATTAATGGTAATTCTTTTATTACCCATCTTGTAAAATTTTTATTCATCTAAATATCTCCTTATGTCCACAATTGTTACATACTAATGTACCTGTATCTTTGGTATTAAAAGAATACCTTTTAGTATTCCTATTAAATTTCTCTAGTGTCATTATTCCTTTTTTACATGATACACATTTCATCTTAACATCTCCTTTACTTTTTCTTCTATTCCTTTATTAGTTTTAATAATATCTGATTGTAACTTTTGTAATTCTTTCCAATTATCATGGACATTAGCAAATGGCCCTAATTCTATTTCTTTAAGTTTTTTCTTTTTTAATTTATGTGCGTTTAATACGCTTTTCTTAAAGTCTTCTTGTGCTTTCTTTGGCATTCTTGTTAAATGATAGCCTTCACAAAGTTCACAAAAGTAATAATTCATTTTATTACCCTCTTTCTTTTCTTTTAACATATACTGATGAGCAACAGTAGCATTAGGATATATTATTTTACCACATCTCATATTTCCATCTCCTTTGCTTTAAATGCCGCTAATCTAATTGCTTCTCTTGCACTTGCTGTTATACTTGCGGCTAAATCGACATCAGCCCATCCAAAGCCTTGAAAGGCAACAATGCCGTAAAATGAGGCCATTAATCTTTTTACTGCCATTTGATTGTTATACCACTTAATATATTCATTATCATTATCCGACTCTCTAGACTCTCGCATAAGTCGCTTATATTCATTTCGCAACTCTTTCAATTCAAGTACGGCTCTTGGCAATAAACCCAATTCATCGGTTTTATAGTAAAGCATTTCTTTCTGCGTTACTTCGCTAAAATCTCTTGGTGTTTTAATATTTACACCAAACTCTGTTGGTTCAGATGATTTAGATTCCCATGAAATATTCCGAGAAATCATCATAGCAGGATATAATCCTGCAAAATCAAAAGCGGCTACATTAAGATGTAATCCATTAGTGTTCTCACTTAATGGGTCATAAATCATGGCCCCATCATATTCTCTTCTTTCTTCATCTTTATTACCTGTTGGTGCTTTCCACCAAGCATTACGCATAAAGTAAATAGAACCCATATGACTTGCATAAAAACAAGCATCAAAAGGTGCTTTCAGTAATCTTTGTAATGAAAGTATTGCTTCACTACAAAAATTAGTTTCATCAATCTTTACTATCAATTCAACATCTTTCAAAGCATAATCTAAATAAGTATCTGTATCTTCTAACTATGCTCTTCTATAAAACTCATTTGGGTCAGGAAACTTTTCTGAAAGTAATTTCTTTTCATTTAGAACTGTTTCTGATATATAATCTAAAGACATAGAAGGTAGCGTACCCCTTTGAGAATCATTCCATTGTCGCTCAAAAGCAAGGTCTAAATTGAGGGTTATGCGGCCTCCTATGGGCTGTTCAATGGGAGTGAACCCACTTTCAGCATAAAGGAAATTGAAGCCCTTCTTGGTCTTCTTAACCCCTTTAATGGAGCCAATAGGAGACATTATGAGAGGATTCAATCCAAGAATACAAGCCCTATCTAATAACTTAGGAATATCTGCAAAATTACCAAACCATGCTATCAACATATCGGGGTCTTTTACTATCATAGTATTCATAAAATCAATAATCATGTCCTTTTCATTATCAAATATTAATTTATTAGAATGCTCGTATTCATCTGCTTGAGAGAAAGGATTAGGAAACCACACCCAATGATAGTATTCTTTATCATAATTGTCATAAACAACAATAGTAGTAATACAATCGTGATATTCTCCGCCCTGTTGCCATTCCATATCCCAATACCATTTCTTTAAATCATATTCTGGCATTTCATGTAATTCATCCACACAGTACCTAAAGTGATAAGGTACATCTGCTTCATATGTTTTGCTAAATACCTTTTTAGCACTTTTAATATCATGTGATGATTCTACATATACTCGTTTTAATGATTCTTTATTAAGATTAACCCAATCACCATGAACATACTCAAAATCTCTAGTAACATACTTATTCGGTCTATAATTAGGCACTTCATTCTCTTCATCTAATACATAGAAATAAGGATTAAAGTCAACTGTTTCAATTTTTCTCTTGCCATTTTCTCGCCAAGCCTTAAATATCTTTTTACCGTCATCATATTTACTAATTATCATTTTTATTCCCCATTAACATATGGTGCTTTTATTAATATTCTATCATTTGCTACAATTAATAGCGGAAACTCATCTCTCATATAGAAATTAAGTAATTGGTCTGCTCTAAAAAAAGCGTATAAGGGGCCGCTAAAATCAATTGTAGCAGGTTCTCCATTAAAAAATACAGGAGTTAGTGATGCACTGAATACATCATTCATTTGCCGACTAGTAATTGCTACTGTCTCATTAAAGTCTAGTTTATAGATTCCACTATTTACCAATTCACATGCCTTAATAGCATCTTTAAATTGCTTTTGTGAAAGAGTAAAACTACCTTCAAATGACTTTTTTCCAAAGTTAAATAATGTATTTGGTTGCGCCTCATATCTAATGTGGTCTATCATATTTTTAATATTACTAATAGAATCCATGCTAGGATGAAGTATTACTCTTGGCATATTTCTAACATTATTGGGTTGAACTAAAGAAATAGAATCCCCTACATCAATTGATATATTACCACTACAAGTTTTTAAATAGTTTATTACTGATTGAGAATCAAGTATAGTTGAACCATTAATTTCACCTTCAACTGTTATAGATAGAATTACCATAAAGGTATTATCTCCATTATACAATTTAAGAGTGTTGTCTTCTAAAGACAAATATACATAACTGCCTATATTAGAATTACCAAATCCGCTAGTGGTTAGGTGTTTTCCCCTAACTTGCATATTACTTAAAGCAGTTTCAAACTCTTTACTATCAATTGTAAATTTCACTCAACCACCTCCATAAAACATAATCTATTAGCATTAACTACATAATTACCTTCGTCAAAAACTAGTACCGGAATACCGATATGAGTTACTTCTGTAAGTTCAGCAGTAAAAACAATTATTTCATGCAGTTCTTCTCCCCTTAAAGTAACATTATACACATTACCTATACAATGTGCTAATTTAGGAGCCTCGTTCTTACTTTTCAAATTAACCCCTCCCTTAGTTCTGTAACTCCGTTCCACTTTACATTACCTTTCGATACTTCTAAAGTTTCCCAAGTGCTACCGACTAAGGAGGTATTTGTTTTACTACTAAGTAATTCAGCCTTATACACTACATTACCCTTCTTTAGAGTACGCTTAGTAGTAATAATCTGATGTAGATAATCTCCCCAATTATGCCAATTAGGTTTAGAACCAATTACTTCACCCGTTGCGCCATAGTCGGCTTTTGAATGAGTAATATATACTTGGTCACAATTAAGATTCTTACACATCATCAAAAGAGAATAGAACGGTGCATTTCTTTTACCCCATTCAAACTTCATCTTTTGTGGCTTTCCAATCTTAGAAGAACCTGTTACATGCAAAGTGCAACAATCAAGCCATTTATCCACACCATCGAATACAAAGAGGACATCTTCTCCTTCTTCAATTTTAGATTTTACAAACAAAACAAAGTCTTCTGAATTTGCTTCGGACTTCTGTATATCTAATTCACCATTATGGTTCCTAACTTCAGGATTCCATAATGTAATTCTATCCGTACATTCATGGTTTTGTCTCCAAGTTGGCTCGCAACCATCGTCCCAATCTAAAACATATACTTGTTTATTAGGAAAATCAAGTGCTAATCCACTCTTTACTGTTTTTGGTTCTCCCCAAACACCACAAATCAAACGATTATTTCGCTTTAATCTGTCTGCTGTTTGAGTTTTAAGTTTATCCTTAAATGCAATCACTCTTGAGTTGTTTTGCATTTCTTTCGCTACTGCTTCATTATTATTTTTATTACTAGTTAATCCCATTTTAATCACTCCATTTCTATTAATTCATCTATTGAAATCATTACTTCTTGTCCGTGTATTTCACACCACAATTCAATTATTCTTTTAAGTTCCCATTCGTCTTTACACACATACCTTACTTCTTTCTGGCCAATATGTAATTTAGTCCAATAAGTTCCTTCTTCTTTTTCGTTTTCTTTCCAAGTTATAAAATCAACTGTGAATAAATCAATGATATAACTATTCTTTTTTATTAAATATCGTTTCTGTTTAATTATCAATCTTGAACCCACATAAATTCTTTATAGTTTTCAAGTAAATTATCTAAGTCATTAGTCGACATAGGTTGAATAATGACTTGTGCATTTGAATAAATTTTAACTTCATAATCATTTTTAAACTCTAATCTCCAAGAGATATGTTGTATGTTGTTAAAAAGTATAAACGCTCTTTCTGTTTTTATTGCATTCTTATATATTTTCATATTAATTTCTCCTTTTAAGGTTAGGGCTTTGCACCCATTTGAGTATCAATTTCTCCACAAGTTTATACTTACACTTGTATGCCTCAATTGGAGTTAGACTTCAAAACCAATCAAAGTTTTCTTCGACAGGTTGAGATACTTCAACGGCTGAACCGTGTCTAATAACACAATAAAGACCTGCTACATTAATAGTTACAGGGTCAGTTTCGCCATCAACTGTTCTTTGGCTTGTTCTTCCAACAACAATAACACTAGAACCAATTCCGAAGTCAAGGGTTAAATGACTTGGAACCCAACAAGTAATCATGCCTGAATCGTTTTCATAATCCAATTCAGCATTCAAATCAGTAATGTTAATGATTCTGTTACCGTTCTTAGTAGGAGTCATATTCATATTACAAACTGTACCGTCTGTAATAACAAATCTTTCCTTAGAAGGAAGGGCTTGTCGTGTAATATGCGCTCTATCCATTTCCACCAACGGTGTCAAATGACTGTTATAGTTTTCTCTAAGACAGTTTTCAAAATCAAAACTTTCCATATTCTGATAAAGTTCATTTTCTGGATTCATGTCACTATTAAGTGTTAAACTACTTGAAGTCAAATCCTTAGCCCCATAAATGTCTGTTCCGTTAGAACCTTCAACACATAGGAAATGTACCCATTCAAAAGTATTAGGTGCAAAGTCCACTCCGCCTTGATTCTTATAAGAGAAGTAATAACTTCTCATTTCACCATTACCTAATTTGCCATAGAATACTCCGCTTCTTCGCATTTGTTCAGAAGGTAGTGGCCTACCGTAGTTATCGTTTTTACCGCCATTCATAAAAGTAGGCGTACTATCTAAAGGAATATAGATTCTGCCATCTTCTAATTCTTCT